TGTCATTAACCAGTTTTACCGGGAAAACCCCGAAATTGGTTTCTTTCCAAAGGGTGCCTTTAACTAAGCCCCCTAACAAGAAAGCAAAACGAAAATGGCTTTAACTGGAACCTCAGCGCTTCAGGACCTTTCCAAAACCGCTTATGACCGCCTTGCGTATTTCTCGCTGCGCCCTGAACTCTACTTTGACCAGGTTGCAGACGTTATGCCCACGGCACAGTCCATGCCTGGTGCGACGGTGCAGTTCACTATCATCAGTGACCTTGCCGTAGCCTCTGGCACCATCAGCGAAACTTCCGACATCACTGCCGTTGCCATGAGCGACAGCACTGTTTCGGTCACGCTTGCCGAATACGGTAACGTCGTCGCTACCACCGCCAAGTTGCGTGGTACCTCGTTCATCGAAATTGACCCTGTTGTCGCCAACGTCATTGGTTACAACGCTGGTGTTTCGATTGACACGGTTGCCCGTAACACGCTCCGTAACTTCGTTCTCACCAACGGTGTTAACTACTGGGACGGTGTCGGTACGGGTACTTACACGTACACCGCTGGTACCGACTCATGGGCGCAGTCGCCAACGACCAACACCAACGGCGTCAACAACGCCACCGGTTCGGCCTTTGCCAAGGAACGTGCAATTCTTCGTTCTAACAATGTTGCTTCGTTCGGTGGTTTCTACGCTGCCTACGTTCACCCGGACGTTGTTTACGACATCCAGCAGGACACCGGCACGGCCGGATGGCGCTTGCCTCACATCTACTCGCAGCCCGGAGAAATCTGGAGCGGTGAGTTGGGTGCCTTTGAAGGCTTCCGCTTCATCGAAACGCCCCGTGCTCCCGTCTGGGCCAAGACCGCCAGCACCGCTGGTGACATCTACCAGTCAATCTGCATCGGCCGTCAGGGTCTGGCTAAGGCTCACTCAATCACGGATGGCAACGGCGCTATGCCGCACATCGTCCCTGGTCCTGTCACTGACTACCTCCGTCGCTTCGTGCCTCTCGGTTGGTACTGGCTCGGTGGTTACACCGGCTTCCGTGCTGCTGCTGTCCGTGCGGTCATCAGCAACTCGTCGCTGACCCTCAACCAGCCAGCCATCAACAACTAGTCAATAGATAAGGGGTACGAGAATGTTTACATGTCCTAATTGCAAGTCCCGTGAAGTGCATGCTCAGGTACAGCAGTACCAGTGCATCAACTGTGGACGCCTGATGGATGTGCAAGGCAATCTCGTACCCCTCATTGACCAGTACGGACCCGACCACCCGGAGGTAACTGATGGAGAATAACATCCCCACCGGCCTTGGACTTACCCGTGGCATGGAGGCTATGCAGGCTGTACCGGCAGGAACCTCTGACCGCCCAGCGAAGGCAATGGCCAACAACGCCAAGTATTCAACGTTTGACCAGCAGCCTGACCCGTGTTACTGCGGCAACTGCGACATGACACGAAAGCCGTTTAAGTAATGGATAAGGCAGCGCACCTGGCCACGGAAGCAGAACTTTCCGGCAAGGCCAACATGAAGGACGACACGACGCTTATGACAACCAACATGAAGTTGGTAATCATGCGTGGCGTAGAAGCCAACACCGCTCGCTCTAAGGGCAGCCCTATGGGTCCTGTGAGCGGCGTTACTCATATTGAGTATTCAACCAACCGTGTACCCGTTGTTGACCCATACGACACCTACGAAGACGAGATGAACTAATGGTATTCCCCGGCGAAGAAAATCAGGCAAAGGAAGACGCTGCCAAGCCCAAGGTCAACGACATGCGTTCTGGCCAAGTTGACCGTCGCCGTGGTGGATACCCTGCAATGGAGTTCGGTCCTACGTCATTGGCTGAGGAAAAGGAAAATGGCGGCTGGACCCCATTGACTGAACCTGTTGGCCGTGCCAAGCCTGGTCGCACTACGACTACGGCAAGCCGTGGCTGGATTGACTACAAGGCTCTCGGTGCTAAGGCAGATGGAGACATTGACTAATGAACGTTCAACTTGGCAACCCTCGTCCATCTAACGGCGGCCCCGCAACCGTGACCTACGTTAGCGTTGATGACAGCACTCCTGTTGCAGACACGCTTGACGTTAATGAAGTATTGGCGCAACTCTTTCGTGGCGAGGTAACTAACCTCCCCGACTGTGAGGCGCTGCTTTCCATCATCTCCCCTAACGGAGCATGGAAGGCCCACTCGCTTGCCGATCGCCCTGACTGGGTTTGGTCGGACAACGAGAAACTGCAAGAACAACTCTGTGCCATCTACGGATGTCCTGTTGGCACCCCTGTACCCCTGGAAGGTAACTAATGGCTATTACCGTTAACGGTTCTAAGACCCTCATCCAAGACTTCTTTGGATACAACCCGGACCTTGGCGCATCTAACCCTGCTGCTCAGTTGGCTTCGGCCACGGGTATCTCTGGCACGACTGTCACGCTGGCTAGTGCGACAAGTTGGGCTGTTAACTCGCAGGTTGTTGTGACTGTTTCTAGCGTTACTTACGTCGGCAACGCAGTTGCAAGCCAGACGGGTGCTACCTCACTGGTAGTCGATGCTTGGTACAACCAGTCAACGTGGGCTGTTACTACGCCATCGTTCTCCGGTGCATACACGGTTGCCATCATCCCACAGACCTTGGGCGGTACGTTCCTTGGTTTGTCTGGTATCAACACCAACTCCAACTACGGCCAGGTTACTGAATCTTCATTTGGTGAACTTTCCGTCAATGGCTTGGGCCGCAAGAAGGCAACCACCGTCACCTACACGCCTGGTACCGCCCCTTCGGGCGCTGCTAACGCTACGGGTACCTTGACTCTCAGTGCGACCTGGACCTACACCGGCTCAACCTCACAGCCTTGCTACGGTCTTGGCGTTTACATTGCTCCTTACGTTGCCTCACGCAGTAACAACACGATGCTGTTTGCAACTGCTATCACCTCGGCTCCCACCGTATCAACGAGCGGCGACCAGTTGGTAGTAACGGAAACCATCACCCAGAGTTAGTAGAAGGGCGGTAGCCACATGGCTATTACCCTGTCTCAGCAGACTAATGGGGCGTTGGGTAGTTCTGCGAACTCCCAGAACCTCAACTTCGGGTCAAGCCTTACCCAAGGCAACAAAGTTATTGTCTGGGCGCTTACGCCCGTTGGAGCAGGCACTACTGCTACTGCATGGGCAGTCAGCGTAGGTGGCATCAACGCCGCCTGCGTTGGCTTTCGTGCTGGTCCCACATCTGGTACCAACATTTCCATCTGGGTTGCCGACCTAACCTCTGCCCCCTCTAACAACACAGTTGGTATCTTCTATACCGCTTCTGCGCTGCACGGCATTGTCGCCGCAGAGTTCAGTGGCTGGAACGCAGTCAGCCCGCTAGCCACGCTCGTCAACACCACATCCTTTGTCAGTGGTACGCCTATCACTACGCCTATTGTCGGTGGCCGTGACTTCCAGCAAAGCGGCGCAAGCATCCTGACACTGCGCTCGCAAATTGGTACGTCAATCAACAACTCAGTTGCCTTGACCCCTTCTGCCGCATCTGAATTCAGCCTTACCTCCACACCAGCGTCTAGCCTCGCTAACGCTACGGGTGGTGCTTCGTGGATTTACCGTAGCCCTGGCTTCGGTGGTGTCACCGGCACCTCTTTGGGTGCGACTATCCCCACGTGGACCACTGCCCCTTCAGGCGGCAACCAGATTGCCGTAGTCGGAGCGCAGGGTACTTCGCTGTCTGGCATCACCGGCACATATACCTCGCTGACTGTCCCCAGCACATTCTCCGGCAAAGTTATTGCAGCCTTCCGTGCGGGTACATCTATCGCCGGTACAGCCGTCACCGTCACCTCTACGTCGTCCTCTGCCATGCAGACCCAGACGCTTATCTTCGGTGAGAAGAGCCTGGCCACGCTCAACGTCACGCCCAGTGACTCCTTCTCACCCAACACCTACAAGACTTTTGTAAGCAATACCTACGGTGGACCGCAGATGCTGTCTTATGCAGCGCCGGGATACAACTTCTTTTATTCTGACGACCCGGCCATAACGGACTACGTCAACGGTACCGCCACCTTTTCTAACGGCGGCCAATCACGCTCGCTATTCGTCACAGCCGTTACGTTTAACGGCACCTACGGCTCCTACCGTGTAGACCTTTCCAGTATCATCCCTGTGCTGGCCGGTGCTACGCAATACACCACTGCGGCTATGGCATGGCCGATTCCGATTGCCAACGTCACGGACACTCGCAACCCTACTGACACGCTGACAATGGGCAACAGCATCACTGCTAACAAGCAGAGCATCCAGGCCACTAGCGACTCGCTGCTCAGTAACTACATGCTTGGCTCTTACGAGACTGGCCCAGTGCTGGAACTTACCAACTACGACAGCAACGTGGTGGTTGAGTTGCAGCCGGTCTTTGATATCTACGACAACTCCGCTGGTTCGGTTGATGGTGCGGCCACTCAGGGTGACGTAACTATTTACTTCCCCGGCGCTCGCTCAGTAGACCCTACGCTCTGGGCCACCTCTGGTTATCAGGTGATGTTCTTTAACTCACAAACGGGTGCTTATAACGGTCCATACTTCACACAGGGTGGCGCTGGCCCTCTGCCCAAGTTGACTGGCTACAGCACCATCTACTCGTTCTTTGTAGACCCGGTAATGATTGCCAATGACGGCACGGTGGAGTATGACACAGCCATCCTGCTTACCCCTTCAGCAACCGTCCAAGATTTCTTTGCCTTGTGTGCAGTGCAGCCCTACGTCAACACCTACATTGACCCCGACACACAAACCTCGCTACCGTTCCAGGGAGGCTTCTTCTAATGGCTACGTTACCTCGCAAGGTAGTAAGTTTTTCTGAAATTTATGGCGTCGCTCCAGTCGGTCGATTGACAAACGCAACGTCAACACGTCAACCCAACAACCGCACCAGAATTTTTATTGCTAACGCAAACACGCTGGGCATCACTACGTCTACTGCCACCAACTTGCAGTGGTATTACTATGATGCTGCCGGATTAAGTTATCCAGTAGAACTTATTACCAGCACTTATATTCAAGTGGGCGTTTCTACGCAGGGCGCTGGGTCCCCGGCCG